AAGACTATAACATCAAGATGGGAAGCAGACTCAATGTCTGACTCATGGATGTCAAAAAATGTACGCCCACTAGTATTAGTATGGTGTATTGTTATATTTTCTTTAGCTGGTATCTTAGATAGTGTAGAAAGTATACCGTTTCAAATAAATAATACATGGAACGATACTTTTGAGAAAGTTATGATGGCTGTAGTTTTAGCCTATTTCGGTGGACGAAGTGGTGAGAAAGCAGCTAGTATATTTAAAAAATAATTAAATTAAATTAAAACCAAAACCAAAAATTATGAGTAAAGAATTAAAAATTACAGAAGAACAATTACAAAAAGTTCAAGCACAAGTAAAAGTTAGAGGTCAATTAATCTCTGATATAGGTGCAGTAGAAGCACAGAAACACGATCTACTACATGCTTTAAATAACGTTATGCAGAAAACAAAAGAAACTGCTGATGAGTTAGAAGAAGAGTACGGTAAGATTAACATTAATCTTGAAGACGGTACTTACGAAGTTATTGAAGAAGAAAAAGAAGAAGAAGTAGAAGAAAAAGAATAAATATAATTCCTATGGCTAAGTTAATTAGAAAAATAAGCATAGGAACTGACTATAAAAATGAAGCAATGCATTACTCTGTAGGCCAACAGGTCTACGGAGGACACTGCATATGCGATATATTGTATGAAAATAAAGATAATTCATATAATATATTTATAAAAAAAGAAGACGAAGTTATACCGTGGAAGAAATTTAATTCTAACATGGCTATATCAATTGAATACAATTTAGAGTATTAATGCAAAGTTTATTTAATTTTATAGTAAAACCAAAAAGTAAAAGATACGAAAACGAAGTTGATATTGACGGTAATAAACTTATTGTTAATACAACTATGGACGATCACAAGTATGTTAGCAGAATAGGTGTTGTTGAATCAATACCTAAAGTTGGTAAAACAAATATAAAAGTTGGTGATGAAGTTATAGTTCATCATAATGTTTTTAGAAGGTTTTATAATGTTAGAGGTGAAGAAAAAAATAGTTCTTCATATTTTAAAGAAGATTTATACTTCTGTTATCACGATCAAATATTTTTATATAAACAAAATGATGAATGGAAAGCTCCTTTTGAGTTTTGTTTTGTAAAACCTATTGAAAATAAAAAACAATTTGTAACGGTTGAAAAAGAGCGTCCTCGTGTCGGTATACTAAAATATGGTAATAGTTCCTTAGATGCTTTTAAAGTGCACGAGGGAAGCCTTGTAGGGTTTAGCCCAAGCAGCGAGTATGAATTTATCATTGAAAATGATAGATTATACCGTATGCGAACTAATGATATTACAATTAAATATGAATACAAAGGAGACGAAGTTGAATATAATCCAAGCTGGGCAAGTGGCTGTGGACGAACTTATTAAAGTTGCTAAAGAACCTATTGTAGACTCAGAAGATGATATAAGTGCTGACAGATTAAAAAATGCTGCAGCTACAAAAAAACTAGCTATATTTGATGCTTTTGAAATACTTAAACGTATACAGGAAGAAAAAGATATGCTAGAAGATAAACCTAAAAAAGAAAATAAAGAAAAAACTTTTAAAGGTTTTGCTGAAAGGAGGTCTAAATGAAATACGAGCAAACTTTAATAAAAGTACTAAAAGACTATGTTAAGCCTAAGGTTTTAGCTAGAAACAATAGGTATAAAAAATGGGAGTACGGTTATAATGAAGATCACGACTTTGTAGTTATAAGTAGAACAGGTGAAATAGGTGAAATATATGAAATACAAAATTTAAAAATAGCTTTACCTAAATCAAAAAATATACATAAGTTTAAAGAAAATAAATGGACTAAGTTTGATTATCCTGTTGAGTTAAAAAAAATTAAAACTGTTTACGATTTTAAACAGTATCCACAAGATTTTAAAGAAAAATGGTATGATTACATCGATAATGAATTTACTCGTAGGGAAGAAGGTTTTTGGTTTTATAACAAAGACGTTCCTACTTACATTAGTGGTACTCATTACATGTACTTGCAGTGGTCTAAGATTGACGTCGGCGCACCAAACTTCCGTGAATCAAATAGATTATTCTTTATTTTCTGGGAAGCTTGTAAGGCAGATTCACGATCCTTTGGGATGTGTTACCTTAAGAATAGGCGTTCCGGGTTTTCTTTCATGGCCTCAGGAGAGGTGGTTAACTTGGCAACCATATCAAGTGACTCCAGGTATGGTATATTATCCAAGTCTGGACCTGATGCGAAGTCCATGTTCACAGATAAGGTGGTACCCATATCAGTTAATTATCCCTTCTTTTTCAAACCGACCCAGGACGGAATGGACCGTCCAAAGACCGAGCTTGCCTATCGTGTCCCAGCCACCAAGTATACCCGTCGTAAACTTACCGCCTCAACCACTTCCACCAAACAAGCCTTGGAACAGGAACTCCAGGGACTTGATACGACCATCGACTGGAAGAATACAGGTGATAACTCCTACGACGGTGAGAAACTCAAGCTCCTCGTCCATGATGAATCAGGGAAATGGGAGCGTCCGAACAACATCCTCAACAACTGGAGGGTCACCAAGACCACGTTACGATTAGGTAGTAGGATAGTTGGTAAATGCATGATGGGCTCAACATCAAACGCATTAGATAAAGGTGGTGATAACTTTAAAAAATTATACTATGACTCCGATGTTACTAAAAGAAACCGCAATGGACAGACTCGCTCAGGATTATATAGTTTGTTCATACCTATGGAATGGAACTACGAAGGATACATTGATTCTTATGGATTACCTGTATTCCAAAATCCAACAAAGAAAATTACTGGACCACATGGTGACACAATTAGAGATGGAGTAATTGATTATTGGAATAATGAAGTTGATGGGTTGAAAAATGATCAAGATGCTTTAAACGAGTTTTATAGACAGTTTCCACGAACAGAGCAACATGCTTTTAGAGATGAAACAAAACAAAGTTTATTTAACTTAACAAAAATATACGAGCAAGTAGATTACAACGAAGAAGTTAAAATGTCTGGTCTTGTAACTCAAGGTAGTTTTCAGTGGCGTAATGGTATAAAAGACACAACAGTAGAGTTTATGCCAAATAAAAACGGTAGATTTAAAATAAGCTGGATACCTGAAGTTAATATGCAGAACAGAATAATAGTTAAAAACGGTGTTAAGTTTCCTGGAAACGAACACGTAGGTGCCTTTGGATGTGATAGCTATGATATATCAGGCACTGTTGATAGGCTTGGGTCAAATGGAGCTTTACATGGTGTAACTAAGTTTAGCATGGAAAATGCTCCGTCTAATAGAATATTTTTAGAATATGTAGCAAGACCTCAAACAGCTGAAATATTTTTTGAAGATGTATTAATGGCTTGCGTGTTTTATGGTATGCCAATACTTGCTGAAAACAATAAACCTAGACTTTTATATTATTTAAAACGTAGAGGTTACAGGGGTTATTCAATGAATAGACCTGATAAAGTTTGGAATAAATTATCAGTTACAGAAAAAGAAATAGGTGGTATACCAAACTCAAGTGAAGATATTAAACAAGCACATGCTGCAGCTATAGAAAGTTATATTGAAAACCATGTAGGACAATTGGGTGATAGTTACGGTGATATGTATTTTCAAAGAACATTGGAAGACTGGGCTAAGTTTGATATAAATAATAGAACTAAGTTTGATGCGTCAATAAGTTCTGGACTAGCTTTAATGGCTTGTAATAAAAACCTTTATAAACCAACACAAGAAAGAAAAATAAAATCAATTAATCTTGGTATTAAAAAATACGATAACCAAGGAGTGAGATCTCAAATAATTTAAAGATGATTAAAAAAGGTATTAAAACCTCTTTTCCTAGCCAAGCTGTTAGTGATGAAGAAAAGATGAGCGCTGAATACGGCGCTAAAGTTGGTTCAGCTATTGAGCACGAGTGGTTTAGTAATAATGAAAACTCAAATAGGTATTCAACTTTTAAAGAATCTTTTCACGCGCTAAGACTATACGCAAGAGGCGAGCAGTCAATTAAAAAATACAAAGATGAATTATCTATTAACGGTGATTTATCATATCTTAATTTAGACTGGAAGCCTGTTCCTATTATACCTAAATTTGTAGATATAGTTGTAAACGGTATGGCTGATAGATCTTACGATATTAAAGCATACTCACAAGATCCAGCTGCTATAAAAGAAAGAACTGATTATGTTCAAAATATAGTATCAGATATGCAGGCTAAAGGTTTTAACGATCAAGTTTCTCAACAATTTGGTATAGACATGTATAAAACTGATCAGTCAAAACTACCACAGTCTAACGAAGAATTACAGCTACACATGCAGCTTGATTATAAGCAAAGTATTGAAATAGCTGAGGAAGAAGCTATTAATAGCGTGTTAGATGCTAATAAGTATGAGTATGTATCTAAAAGAGTAAATCATGATTTAGTTACTTTAGGTATTGGTGCTATAAAAAACTCATTTAATAAGTCAGAAGGTATTAAAATAGAATATGTTGATCCAGCTGATTTAGTTTATTCTTATACTGATTCACCTTATTTTGATGATATATATTATGTAGGTGAAGTAAAAGATGTTTATGCTAACGAACTTAAAAAACAATTTCCTGAATTAACAGATGAAGAGATAGAGCAATATAGAACAAGCTCTGCCTCTTATGGTAAAAACACAGTTGTTAATAAAAAAGGAGATGATAATAACTCTATAAGTGTTTTATATTTTGAATATAAAACTTATATGAGTGAGGTTTATAAAGTAAAAAATACAGCTACAGGTGGTCAAAGAGCTATTAAAAAAGACGGTAGTTTTAATCCTCCTAAAAATGAAGATTTTAAAAAGGTAGAAAGAGTTATTGAAGTTATATATGAAGGTGCTAAAATATTAGGTAGTGGCTCAAACAAAGTTTTAAAGTGGGAGTTAAAGAAAAATATGATCAGACCTAAAGCTGATACTACAAAAGCAGTGATGAGTTATAGTATGTGTGCGCCACGTATGTATGAAGGTCGTATTGAAAGTTTAGTAAGCCGTATAACTGGTTTTGCAGATATGATACAGCTTACTCACTTAAAACTTCAACAAGTAATGTCTAAAATGGTACCAGATGGTGTTTATTTAGATGCAGATGCTTTAGCTGAAATAGATTTAGGTAATGGTACAAACTATAACCCGCAAGAAGCTTTAAACATGTATTTCCAAACTGGTAGTGTTATTGGTAGATCAATGACACAAGATGGTGATATGAATAGAGGTATAAGACCAGTTACTGAAATAAACTCTAGTACAAAAGGTGGTAAAATACAAAGTTTAATACAAACTTATAATTACTATTTACAAATGATGCGTGATGTAACTGGGTTAAATGAAGCTAGAGATGGTACAATGCCTGATAAAGATGCTTTAGTAGGTATACAAAAAATGGCAGCTGCTAATAGTAACACTGCTACAAGACATATATTACAAAGTAGTTTGTACATAACTCTTTCTACTGCAGAGTGTATAGCAATGAGAATATCTGATGTAATAGAATATTCACCAACAAAAGAGGCATTTATAAAATCTTTAGGTAAATTTAATGTTGGTACACTAGAAGAAATGGCTAACTTACATTTGCATGATTTTGGTATATTCTTAGAATTAGCGCCAGATGAAGAAGAAAAAGCTAGATTAGAAAACAATATTCAAATGGCTTTACAACAAAATAGTATAAACTTGGAAGATGCTATTGATATACGTGAGGTTAGAAATATAAAACTAGCTAATCAATTATTAAAAATAAGAAGAAAAGCTAAACAAGCTTTAGACCAACAAATAGCACAGCAAAATATACAGAAACAAGCCGAAGCTAATGCGGCTGCTGCTGAAAGAGCTGCTGCAGCTGAAATGCAAAAAACTCAAGCATTAGCTCAAACAGACGCACAGATAGAACAAGTTAAAGCACAGCTTGCAATGCAAAAAATGGAAAGAGAAGCTCAAATTAAAAAAGAGTTAATGGAGCTAGAGTTTCAAATGAATATGAAATTAAAAACAGCTGAAGCTGATGTTTTAAAACAAAGAGAAAAACAAAAAGAAGATCGTAAAGACGAAAGAACTAAGATACAAGCAACTCAGCAAAGCGAGATGATTGATCAAAGGAAAAAAGAAACAGGACCAAAAAATTTTGAATCAGCTGGATTTGATAATTTAGGAGGTTTTGGACTAGAGCAATTTGAGCCTAGATAATTAACAATTATATAATATTATATTATGGAAAACACTGAAAAACAAGAAAATGTTATTCAAGAGGTAAAAACAGAGGAAACATCTGTAAACACTTCTAATGAAGAACAAAAACAAGAGGCGCCTAAAGTTCAAGCTAAAATTGTTGAACAAGAAGGTGGTAATTTTAAAATCAAATTAAAAAAGAAAAATGAGCCCGTTCAAGAGCAAAGCACAGATGAAGTACCTGTTCGCGACGAATCCGAAGCTAGCAAAGAAGTTTCTAAAGAAAACAAGCAAGAAGAAGTTGAAAAGCCTGCCGAAGAAGTTGAAGAAAAAGAAGTAGTTCTTGAAGAGGTAAAAGAAGAAGATATACAACAAGAAGAAGTTGTAGAAGAAAAAATTGAAGAACCTGTAACGCAAACACAACCTGAGCCGCAAGTGGTTGTACCAGAAAACTTAAAAGATTTAGTTAAGTTTATGGAAGATACAGGTGGAACTCTAGAGGATTACGCTAGATTAAATGCGGATTATTCTGATATAGATGACAACGCTTTATTATTAGAATATTATAAAACGACTAAGCCTCATTTAAATATGGAAGAAATAAGCTTCTTAATTGAAGACAACTTTCAATTTGATGAGGACATTGATGAGCCAAGAGATATTAAAAAGAAAAAATTGGCTTTCAAAGAAGAAATTGTAAAAGCTCGAAAGCATCTTACTGGCCTAAAGGATCAGTATTACAAAGAAGTCAAGTTGGGTTCTAAGTTGACCAGCGAGCAGAAAGAGGCAGTAGAATTTTACAATACATACAAACAAGAACAAACCACTAATAGTGAGATCCAAAAACAACAGTTAGAACGTTTCCAAAAATCTACTGACTCTGTATTCAATAATAATTTCAAAGGTTTTGACTTTAACGTTGGAGAAAAAACTTATAGATACAATATTAAAGACGTTCAAAATGTTAAAGAGTATCAAAGCGATATATCTAATTTTATAGGAGAGTTCCTTGACAATAAGAATATGATGCAAGATGCAAAAGGGTATCACAAAGCTTTATATGCTGGTAAAAACATTGATAAAATTGTTAAACACTTTTATGATCAAGGTAAAGCAGACGCTGTAAGGGAGAGTGCTGTAAGCGCTAAAAACATTGATATGTCTCCAAGAACTGCAGCACCTGTTGTTGATACTGGTGGTAAAAAGTTTAGAGTATTAAGTGGTGAAGATAGTTCTAGTTTGAAATTTAAAATTAGAAAATAAATAACAACTTAAAATTTAAACAAAATGGGATTTAATACGTCTTTAGGACTAGCTGGTGACTATTCTTTAACAGGATCGCCATCACAAGTCGTAAGCGCGAACAACTATTTGGATCTAGCTAATACAGCTAACCAAGGTTGGGCGCAACAATACCTACCTGAGTTGTACGAACAAGAAATCGAAAGATACGGAAATCGTACAATTAATGGATTTTTGGCTATGGTAGGGGCAGAAATGCCTATGGCCTCTGATCAAGTAGTATGGTCTGAGCAAAACAGATTACATATTGCTTACAAACACAAAACTGGAAATTCAACGTGTCAAGCTGACGTAAGTGCAAACACAATAACACTAGGTAGTGATTATACTAACTCTGTAAGAGTAGGTGCTACTGTAATTGTTACTGATGCTGCAACAGGACTTAACACACTTGTGTGTAGAGTCTCAGATTCAACTAATCAAGTTATTACAGCACAACCGTATAAGACAGCTGACATGACAACTGTATTAGGATCTAATGATTTAGGTGTAAATGTTTTTGTATTTGGTTCTGAGTTTGCAAAAGGTTCTGCTTCTATGGTAGGAGAACTTAAGCCAAGCTTTACTAAATTTGATAACAGACCAATGATCATTAAAGATCACTTTAAAATTTCTGGTTCTGATACTGCTCAAATCGGTTGGGTTGAAACAATTGATGAGTCTGGACAAACAGGTTATTCTTGGTACATGAAATCTGCTAGTGAAACTAGATTAAGATTTGAAGATTACGTTGAGATGACTATGATTGAAGCTGTAAAAGGTGTTCCTGGTTCTTCTGTTGCTGATACTGCAATGGGTATTGCTGGTGAGAACTTTGGTAGTGAAGGTTTATTTGAAGCTATCGAAACAAGAGGTAATGTATTTGAAGATTTAGCTTCTTTAGCTGATTTTGATTTAGTACTTAAAAATCTTGACAAGCAAGGTGCAATCGAGGAAAACATGTTATATGTGAATAGAGATTTAGCTCTTACATTTGATGACATGATGGCTGGATTAAACTCTAACTATCAAGGTGGTGCTTCTTTCGGAGTATTTGAAAATTCTGCTGATATGGCATTAAACTTAGGTTTCTCAGGTCTTAGAAGAGGTTCTTATGACTTCTATAAGTCTGACTGGAGATACTTAAACGATGCTACTGGTAGAGGTGGTTTTGGAGATATTTCTGGTGTTTTAATTCCTGCTGGTGTTTCATCTGTATATGATGAAGGATTAGGAAGAAACATTAAAAGACCTTTCTTACACGTAAGATATAGAGCTTCTCAAACTGATGATAGAAGAATGAAGTCTTGGGTAACTGGATCTGTTGGTGGTGCGTCATATATCGGAGACGATTATATGGAAGTACACTATTTATCTGAAAGATGTTTAGTTGTACAAGCTGCTAATAACTTTATTCTGTTAAAAGAATCATAGTAGATAACTGAATTATTAACTTTTAAATAAATAAAAATGGATAAATTTTTAATTTTTATTGACGCAGCTGATGATGCCGCTATGTATCCAATGTCAAGATTTCTTGGAATGACTGTTGCAGCTGATGCAACTATCTTAGTAAAGTTTTCAAGTTCTATTGGTAGCTTTGGTACAGACGGTTCTGCTGCTGATATAGTTACACTTACTGTTACTGCTGATTCTGAACTTAAAGTTTTTAAAGCTTTAGCTAAGAAAATTGGTAATGCAGGAAGCTTCAATGCTGAAGGCTTTGTTGTTATCTGTGATGATGTAAACTCAACGTTTGCTCACCCAGATATACTTAGTTGTACATTAGCAATTGACTCTTAATGATCAATTATATTAAACCAAAGGCGTCTTTATGGCGCCTTTAGGTTTATTTTTAAACTATTTAATTATATTATATTATGGCAAAAAAGAAAAAAGAAGTATTGGTTGAAGAACCAGTACAAGTAAAAAATACATCTCCAAAGTGGGAGATGAAAGATAGACAATACTATTTAAGAAAAGATGGTAGGCCTTTGACTTATGTTTTACAATCTAAGTCAACTAGAAAAAAACCATTATTATGGTGGGATGATGATAAAAATATTAACAGAGAAATGAGATACTCTAGTAATCAAAAATCTATATTTGTTGATGAACAAGATGACAATGTAATGTTGGATCATGTGATATTTGAAGACGGTGTTTTATTTGTTCCAAAACAAAATCAACCTTTACAAAAATTATTATCTTTATACCACCCTAAAAAAGGTGTTGTTTATAGTGAATTAGACGAAGTAGCAGAAGCTAAAGAAGATTTAGTTGATATTGAAACTGAAATGAAAGCTTTAAACACAGCTACTAGTATTGAAATAGATCAAGCAGAGGCTATATTAAGAGTTGAGTTAGGCTCATCTGTTGATAAAATGAGTTCTGCTGAAATAAAAAGAGATTTGTATTTATTTGCAAGAGCAAATCCAGTTTTATTTTTAGATCTTGTAAATGATGAAAATGTTGTACTTAGAAACTTAGCTATTAAAGCTACTGAAACTGGTGTAATAAAATTATCACAAGATCAAAGAAATTTTTCTTGGGGCTCTAACGATAGAAAATTAATGGAAGTACCTTTTGATGAAAACCCATATTCTGCATTTGCAGCTTGGCTTAAAACTGATGAAGGTGTTGAAGTTTATAAATCAATACAAAAAAGGTTAGGTTAAAAACAAGTAGTCACGGCCCTTTAATTAGGGCCTGTGATTATAATAAAATATAAAATGGCAATATCAGTAGATAAAGTATATAGAAAAGTATTAGCAATACTAAATAAAGAATCAAGAGGTTTTTTAACCCCAGACGAGTTTAATAGAATAGGTTCGCAAGTGCAGCTTGATCTACTTGATAAAGCTTTCCATGACTATAGTAGAGCTGTAACTAGAGAAACTATGGGTCGTGGTGGTCAAGGTTATGGTGACATACCTAAAAAAATACAGGATCGTATAGATCCATTTTATACAACCAGCGCTATTACTTTAACTAGTGGTGTTGGTAGTTTACCAACTGTTACTGTAGATGATTATACAAGGTCAAACGTGTATAATATAGTTAGAGTAACAACAGATGACAATAGTTCGCTAAATACAACAGAAATTGATAGAGTAGAAAAATCTAAACTAAGTTACTTATTATCTTCGCCAGTAACAGCTCCATCAACAACATTTCCAATATATTATATAACAGGTGAAAATATTAATGTAAACCCTAATACAGTA